CCGACCACCGCCAGGCTGCCTAGCGCGGCGAGCGCGCTAGGCAGCCTGGCGGTGGTCGGCGTATTCGACTTCGCCAAGGCGACCGGCGCCGGCACGGCCATCACGGCCGGGGCCAACTGCTACTGGGACGCGGCCAACCAACAGGCGACCACCGACGCCGCCGACGGCGGCGATCCGGCGACGGCCTACTCCTACCTGGGCAAGTGCATCAAGGCCGCGGCCGACGCCGACGCGATCGTCCGCATTCGCCTGAGCCAGTGATGCACCGAAGGCTGCCGTGACCGACATGCTCGAACAGGCGGTTAGCTGGCTGGGCGACATGCGCACCCGGCACCTCTCGCGGACGGTCGAGTATGTCCGCGGGGCCGAGTCCGTCGAGTTGTCGGCCACTTTAGGCAGCACCCGGTATGAACTCACGGACGATGCCGGCGCGACGGTGCAGGCCAAGGCAACGGACTTCATCGTCGCGGCCGACGAACTGGTCCTGAGCGGTGCGGTGACGAAGCCCCAGATTGGGGACCGCATTCGCCTGCCTGCCGGCGCGGCGGTGCTGGTGTTCGAGGTGCTCGACCTCGCCGGTGCCGGGCACTGGCAACCGGCGGACCCGTTCGGCAAGGCCCTGCGGATTCACACCAAACTGGTAGACGAGGAAGACGGCTGATTCATCACGGCGAAGCGGAGCGAAGACGGATGTGCGAAAGCGAGCAATACGACCGCGTGTGCAAAGGCGAGTTCGCCGCGATCCACATCAAGCTCGATCAGATGGACGAGGCGATCCGCGGCAACGGCAAGCCGGGCATCCAGCTTCGGCTAGACCGCCTGGAATCGTCCGAGGCGGTGCGGAGCCGCCTGCTGTGGATCATCGCGGCCTCGACGGTGACGCTGGCCGTCGGCGCGGTATGGAAAATCCTCTCGGGAATGTAGGGCCGAAACATGTCCACGATCATCGACATCGCCAATGCCGTGGCGGCGGAACTGAACGGCGGCGCATTCAGCCGGCCGATCCAGGCCGTGCGCCACTACAAGCCGTCCTTCGACCTGGCGGAGATGAAGGACCTGCACGTTTCGGTCGTGCCGCGGGGCATGGAGTTGTCCGGCGCCAGCCGGTCGCTGGCGCAGACCGACGTGCAGATCGACATCGCCGTCCAGCAGAAGCTCGCCACGGGCGACGCGGCCGAGATTGACGCCCTCATGCGGCTGGTCGAGGAAATCGCGGACTTCTTCCGCACGCGCCGCCTGTCGGCCTGCCCCGGCGCGGCCTGGGTGCGGACGGAGAACGTGCCCATCTACTCGCCCGAGCACCTGGAGCAGTTGCGGCAGTTCACCTCGGTGGTGACGGTGACGTTCCGGGTCCTGAGGTAACCATGGCCATCCTTCGAAAATTCATCGCCGCGGCGACGATCGGGATCGACGAGCAGACCGGCGCGCTGCTGACGCGCCCGGCCGAGGAAGTCATCCAGGCGATCGAGGCCCCCCTCGGTGTCGGCCTGACCGTCACGCGGCCGGTTATCGCGCAAGATGCGCCAGGGGCGCTGGCGCTGGTGGCCGGCATGGCTGGCAAGATCGCCCGCATCCACGCGCTGCTGGTCGTCCTGGACGGCGACGGCACGGTGCAACTCACCGACAGCGACGGCACGGCCCTGACCGGCGCGATCCCGCTCAAGGCCAACCAGGGGTTCGAGATCGACCGCGGCCTGATCCCCGGCAACTGCCTGGTGGTCGCCGCCGCGGGCAAGGGTTTGAAACTCGTCACCACCGGCGGCAAGGCGTTCGGCGTGGCCACCGTCAGCATGGAGGCATGAGATGGCTTTCCTGACTCCACCCGGCGCGGCTGCGATCGATTGGGATGCGGCGGTTTATAACTTGCTTCCACAAACCGAGTTGATGCTGCTGGGGCTGAACTTCGCCGTTATGCCCGGTTTCATCCCCGCGCTGGTGGCGCGGGAGGCAGCCGTACAGACAGACCTTTTCCAAAACATTGACATGCGGCGTTGCACATACGCCGAACAGCCGGATTTCAGCGGCTTCGAGATGAATTGGTACTCCCAAATCAACTTCAACGACTCTGTTTTCCAGTCGCAGACCTTGGACGCTTCAAGGTTTCCGGTGATACCGGAGGGAGCAACCGTTTCGGTTTGCTGTGCGGGGATTGTCCGCGCCGTCGGGAATTGGGGAGCCTTGCCCGATGAGAATGGGAATCAGGTCTTCTTGCTGGGCGACAACTCGCTGATCCAGGAGTCTGTGGACAACGTGCTCGTGACAATGGCTTCGGCGCCATCCAACTGGGGAGGCGTTTTGATATTGAGCGGGGGTGCGAACAGTTCCCCCTCTGCAACCGGCCTGGCGGCAAAAGCGACACTCGAAGGCCGCGGCTGGTATGTGGAAGTGAACGAATAGGAGACCCCATGAAACAGATTCAACCCACGTCGGTCGAAGTGCTTCGCAATGACGGATTCGCCGACCAGTGGACGCTGACGCACGACGGCAAGCGGGTCATCGGCCTGGCAAAGCCCGGCACGCGCGTCGGCTGCGGCGTGAATCACAGCAAGGATGGCCGTGCCGTCATGCTCGTTGGCACCGAGGCGGAACTGCGGGCCGAGATCGCCCGTTTGGGCCTGGAAGAGAAGCGGACCGCGAAGGCGGGAAAATGATCGGCATGGTGACCAAGTCGATATTTTTCGACACGGCCAAAGTGGCCAAGGCCGTTTCGAACAGTACGCGGAAGGTGCTGTCGAAGTTCGGCGCGTTCGTGCGGACGACGGCCCGGCACAGCATCCGCAAGCGCAAGGCGGTATCCCAGCCGGGCCAGCCACCGTCGAGTCACGTCGGCCTGCTGAAGAAGCTGATCTACTTCGGCTACGACAAGTTGCGACGAAGCGTGGTGATCGGCCCGACGGCGCTGCACGGGGCCGAGGCGCCGCCGCTGCTGGAATACGGCGGGCGTACCCGCGTGAAGAGCCGCACCCGGCTTCGCCAAGGCTACGCCGGGCAAGAGGGCCGCAACGTGATGGCGACCTACCGGCCGCGCCCTTTCATGGGGCCGGCCTTCGAGCGTGAGAAACCCAAGCTGCCCGCAATGTGGGCGAACAGCATCCGATAGGAGGCAAAACGACATGGCAACGTTCATCCTGGGCAAGGACGCGAAGATTTACCAGGGCATGGCCGGCGGCGAACTGGCGACGCTGACGGAGATGAGCAACGTCAAGGACGTGACGCTCAACCTGGAAGCCGGCGAAGCGGACATCACCACGCGGGCCAACTCCGGCTGGCGGGCCACCGCGCCCACGCTGCGCGAGTGCACCTGCGAGTTCGAGATGGTCTGGAAGCCGGGCGATACCGGCTTCGACGCGATTAAAGCCGCGTTCCTGGCGGGCACAGCCATCGAACTTGCGGTGCTGGACCAGGCCCGCGAGACGGCCGGGGCGCAGGGACCCAAGGGCAGCTTTTCCATCACCAGCTTCAGCCGCAACGAGGCGCTGGAAGAGGCGATCACCGTCTCCGTGACGGCCAAGCTCGCGGTGTTCGACGAGTGGGTAGAGGTCGCGGCGTAGCCGCGACAGAGCAGGCGAGCAGTTGATCAGTAGAACAGGAGAAAGACGCGCCGCGAGCCTGCGGTCTCCTGTTCTTCTGTTCAGGAATGTGGAAATGGAAACATCGCATGAAGACCTTCACTGACACCGCCGGGCGCACCTGGACCGTCGCGGTCCATGTGGACTCCATCAAGCGGGTCAAGAGCCTGCTGGACGTGAACCTGCTGGACGCCGTCGAGGGTAAGCTCCTGGAGAAACTCGTCGCCGACCCGGTGCTGCTCTGCGACATCCTCTACTGCCTGTGCAAGCCGCAGGCGGACGCCCAGGGCGTCTCGGACGAGGACTTCGGCCGGGCCATGGCCGGCGACGCCGTTGAGGCCGCCACGACCGCCCTGCTGGAGGAGCTCGCGGATTTTTTCCCGGCGCAGAGGCGGGCGCTTCTGCGCAAGGCGCTGGGCAAGCTCCGCGCGCTGGAAACGCTGGCCCTCAGCGCCGCCGGCGAACGTCTGGACAGCCCGGAACTGGAAGAGCAGTTACGGGCGACGATCGCGGGCGGCGCAGCTTCAGCGGAGCTGGCCAAGGTCTGCGTAGCTTCAGCGGAGCAGACTGCTGGCGGTGCGTCTGGGAACTCGCCGGGCTCGTCGGCTGCGACCCCGGCCCGCTGACGCTGCGCGAGCTGCTGTGGATGGCCGAGGCCCGGGCTCGCGACCACTGGGCGCACACGTCGTCGATCCTGGCTCTTGTAGCCAACGTGAACCGCGACCCGAAGAAGACGCGCCCGTTCAAGCCGTCGGACTTCGACCCGTATGCAGGACGGGACAAAAGCAGCGAGGCGATTGAGGTGACGGATATGGCGGTCCTGAAGGACGCCTTTTTCCAGAAGACAAAGGAAAGGAAGCCGACATGAACTGGGAAACGATTCTGACGGGTCTGTGGCAGGCGGTGAACTCCGTGCCGGGCATCATGCTCCTGGCGGGCCTGCTGGGCTGGCTGCTGACGCGGCTGTATGCCGTCAGGCCAGCGTGGGAAGCCTACGAAGGCACGATCATCTCAGCCATCAAGCACGCCGAGAGCGCCATCCCCGACGACACGCCGAACAAGGGCGTCGCCCGGCTGGATGAAGCCCTCCGCTACGTGCTGAAGGTCTACGCCGAGACGCACCGCAGCCGGCCGCCCTCCGACGCGCTGACGAACGAACTGCGCGAAGGCATCCAGATCACGCACGACCGGCTGGAGGAAAGGGGCACGCTGTGAACCAGTGGCTCGCGGCCATCATCGCCGCTGTCGTCCAGGCCATCGTCGCGATTCTGGCCAAGCGTTCGCAACGCACGGCCGAGGACGGGGCCGAGAGCCCTGAGCTTCGCGCCCGGCTGCACCGTGAGGTTCGCCGCAAATGGGCGGGCAAGACGCTGCCGGTGATTGCCTTTCTGGTGGTGCTTCTGGCCCTGCCCGGCTGCGGCGCGCGGACGGTCTACGTGCCCAGCGGCGAGCCGGTCCGCCTGCGTGAGACGGTCAAGGGTGCCAAGGTCTGGGTGCTGGACACGGACGGCAAGCCCGTCGCCGGCACGATGGACCTGCCCGAGGGCTGGTACGCGCTACCTCTGGATGGGGAACCGTGAGGTCACCGAATCTTCATCATCTTCTTGAACTTCCGCTCGGCTGCGTTGGGCTTGCCGGTCGTCGAGCGGATCACGCCCTTGATCGTCCACTCCGGGACGTTCTTCGTATTCTGGACATTGTAGAGGTCGGGATTCCTGTTTGCCGCGAACTGGATCAACTCCTTCTCCATGTGATTCAGTTCTGCGGTGGGAACCTTCCTCTTGTTGTCAAACGGGGCCACGAAGAAAAGCACCGGAGTTCCCTTGTGCCCTCTGAAGAGTGCGTCGTTGTAGTGATTCAGTTTGTGGGAAGTGAAGGTTTCCTGCTCGAAGCCTTTGCTCGCCTTGCCCACATACCACGGCTTGAACCCCTTGGCCGCGCGCAGGCCGAATACATAGCACCCCTGCTTGAGCTTCAGGTGAGCCACGGCCGCATCAGCCCAGAATGTCACCCCGTGGGCTGCCGTAACACGCTTCACCTTCCCGTTTTTGTCGAACGCGATATCGAAGGGACCATAGACCATCAAGTCGGTTGCCATGCCGAGCGCCTCCAGAACGGAGCCGTGAACAGCAAGCATTAGAGGGCCAAGAGCGAATGGTTTCAACTGGGAACATCCGAGCCGGCCGGGCATTCGTCGAGCTGTTTGCCGACGACAGCAAGCTCGTGCGCGGGCTGAGGCGAGCCCAGGCTAAGCTGAAGGCCTTCGGCGAGAGCGTCCGGACCATGGGCCTGAAGCTCGCGGGGCTGGGTGCGGCCATGGTCGCGCCGCTGCTGGCGTCGGCCAAGGTCTTCTCCACGATGGGCGATCGTCTCGCGAAGATGTCGGCCCGGACGGGCTTCTCCGTCGAGTCGCTGAGTGAACTGGGCTTCGCGGCCGAGTTGTCCGGCGCGAGCATGGAGGACCTGGAAAAATCCATCCGCCGGATGCAGGCGACGGTCGTGGACGCCGGCCAGGGCCTGTCCACGGCCACCGACGCGCTGGCAACGCTGGGGCTGAAGGTCGAAGACCTGTCCGGCCTGTCGCCGGAAAAGCAGTTCAAGCTCATCGCCGATCGGTTGGCGAAGATCGAAGACCCCACGCTCCGCGCCGCGACCGCCATGGAAATCTTCGGCCGGTCGGGCACGATGCTGCTGCCCATGCTCTCTGCCGGCGCTGCGGGAATCGAGGAACTCCAAACCCAGGCGCGGGCGCTGGGCCTGACCATCTCCACCGCCGACGCCAAGGCGGCAGAGCGCTTCACCGACACGCTGACCGTCCTGTGGAAGGTGCTCAAGCAGGGCGTCTTCCTGGTCGGTTCGGCCCTGGCGCCGGTGCTGTCGCAGGCCGCACGGTGGATCACCAGGATCGGCATCTCCGCGGCCGACTGGATCAAGCGGAACAAGGAACTCATCGTCACGGTGCTGAAGGTGGCGGTCTGCGTGGTCGCGGCCGGGGCGGCACTGGTCGTCGCGGGCACGGCCATCAGCGGCCTGGGCCAGGCGCTGGGCGTCCTGGCCGGCGTCGTCACGACGGCCGGGACGGTGTTCAAGGTCCTGGGCGGCATCCTGGCGTGGATGCTCTCGCCCATCGGCCTGGTGGTGACCGCCGTCGCGGCTTTGGCCGGCTATCTGCTCTACGCCAGCGGCGCGGCTGCCGACGCCCTCGGCTGGCTGGGCAAAAAGTTCGTCGAGTTGAAGGCCCTCGCCGTGGGCGCGTACCAGGGCATCGGCGACGCCCTGGCCGCGGGCGACATCGCCCTGGCGGCGAAGATCCTCTGGCAGAGTTTGAAGCTCGCCTGGCTGGACGGCACGCAGGAGCTTCGCATGGGCTGGCACGAGGCCTGGCGGAAGATCCAGGAGATCGCCGCGACGGCGTGGACAGGCATCCGGGCCGTCATCACCACGATCCTGCATGGAATCACCGTGGCGATTATCGAGGCGGTGGCGTTGTGGGATAAATCCATCACCAGGGTCGGCGGATTCCTCTCGGAAGTGAAGAACACGGCGAAGATGATCGGCCGGGAGATCGCCATCGAGCTGGACACGTCGCTGAGCCCGCAGGAGAAGGCCCGGCGGATTCAGGAGTCCCGCGTCCAGGGGCACCGGGAGTTCGAGCAGATCGACGAGAAACGCGCCAAGGCCCTCCAGGACGCGGAGACGGCCCGCGCGGCCCTCCGAAAACAGGCCGGGCAGGATTATGACGAGTCGATGGACCGCATCGGCAAGGAAGGCGCCGAGACGCTCGATCGGATTCGCAAGGAGCAGGACGTCAAGAGGAAGGCGGTCGAAGAGGCCCTCCGGCAGGCCCGGAAGGACTGGGAAGATTCACTGGCCGAGGCCCGCAGGAAGCGCCAGTCCGTCGCGGCCTCGGACGGCGGCCCGGGGCGGCTGAAAACCCCCGACGAACTGGCCGACCGGCTCGCGGGCCTGGGCGACCTGCTGGCGAAGAAGACCGTCGCCGTGACGGGCACTTTCAACGCCGCGGCGCTGCTGGGCCTACAGGCCGGCGGGATGGAAGACCGCATCGCCAACGCCACGGAGCGGACCGCCAAGGGCGTGGAGGGCCTGCGCCAGGACGTGAAAAACAACCGACCTGCGTTCGTCTAGGAGTGGCGGCCATGATGCGAAGTATCGTTGATCAATCTGAATCCGGCAGGCGCTTCATCACGAACCACCAGTCGGGGTCGGGAATGTCGCCGCCGACCAGCGCGAGGTTGTCGCCGTCGTCCACCATATACCAGGGCATGCCCTCTCGCTTGCCGGTATCGAGAGAGACATATCCTTCGACCGTTACGTGGGGGCTATCGAGTTGCCACGTGCCCTCGGTGGTCACAGGTGTCTTGTTTGGCACACTTGCCGTCTGGGTGAACTTGCCATCGGGACGGAAGGAAAGGGTTACGGTCCCGCGACTCGTCTTGAATTGCCACCTGCCGATCACGTCTTCAGGCTTGACCGGCTTCTTGGTTGGCTCCGGGACGCCTCCCAAGCTCCCTCCCGGACAACCTGGCAGGATCAGCGTCGTCAATACCAGCACGCAAGTGCAGAGGATTGTGCGCATGCGTCGTGTTCCTTGTCTGGCAACACAATACGCGCGGGACCGGATGATGGCAACATGAAGTACGGGAGGCACGGATGCCGCTGACGCTGACTGAAAAACTCGATAGCCGCAAGTGGAACACGGGCGACAACGCCTCGGTGGAGATGGTCTATCTCCTGACCGGCACCTCCGATGACCTGACAGCCAAGACGCTGATCGAGAACTCCACGGCCACGACGTACAACGGCCTGACGCGCCAGTCGATCAACCTGGAGCCGGAGTGGGTGGATACGACCGCCAGCGACGGCCGGTGGATCGCCACCGTCCGCTACGGCGTCAAGCCGCCAGCGGAGGTAGGCGAGTCGTCGTTCTCGTTCGACACCGGCGGCGGAGCGCAGCACATCACGCAGTCGCTCGGCACCGTCAGCCGCCACGCCCTGCCGGGCAAAACGGCCCCGGACTTCGGGGGCGCGGTCGGCGTGACGCACGACAACGTCGAGGGTGTGGACATCACCGTGCCGGTCTACGCCTTCAGTGAGACGCACTACCTGCCGTCCGCCGTCGTCACGCCCGCATATAAGGGCACGCTCTTCGGCCTCACCAGCAAGGTCAACAACGCCTCGTTCAAGGGCCTGGCCGCCGGGGAATGCCTGTTCCTGGGCGCTTCGGGCTCCAAGCGGGGCGCGGATGATTGGGAGATCAGTTTCAAGTTCGCCGCCAGCCCCAACCGCACAAACATCAACGTCGGCGGGATCACCGTCTCCAGCAAGAAAGGCTGGGAGTATATGTGGGTCCGCTACGCCGACTCAGAGGACGCCGGCGCGAACGCCATCGTCAAGAAACCCGTCGCCGTCTACGTGGAGAAGGTCTACGAGGAGGGCAACTTCGTGGGCCTGGGGATCGGCACATGAGCGACCCGATGAAGAAGGTCAAGCCCGGCGACGCTCTGGCGATCCCCGCCGAGGCGTACAACGCCTTCATCGACGCCGCCCGCGACTTCCAGCAGCGGACCCGCCACATCGGCCAGCAGGCCACGCCGGGGTATCGGTCGGCGGGGATCGTGCTGGTCAAGAACGAGTCGGGTGCCAACCGGCTGCGGTTCGAGGTCCTGGGCCTGGGCGAGCCCATCATCCTGCCCGATGCCGACGAGCAGCAGTTCAAGAACACGGTCGCCTTCCGGGGCGAGATGCCCGACGAGACGCTGCACAAGGGCAGGTTCGTCATCCTGGCCGAGCCGCTGGCGACCGGCGCGATCGGCCGGGCGTACCTGGCGGGCGTGACGGCCGTGCGGCTGCGGCTCGAAGACTCGGCGCAGAAGGTTGACGCCGCCGAGATCATCGACGCCGACGCGACGGCGCTTCAGCCCGCGCCCGCCGGCTCGGCAGCGGTGCTTTGGCACCAGGAGCAGACCGGCGACGTGTGGGCCGTCGTGCGACTGGGCAACGCCGCCGGCACGCACGACAACCCCAAGGTGCTCGGCGGCTCGGGTGACACGGCCGACACAGAAGAGTGGGACGTGGACGGCCAGGAGGAAGGCTGCGACGGTGTGCAGTTCTCGCCCATACGCCTCTACTGGTCCGGCACGTCGGGCGATCCGGTCTACCAGTTCATCCGCACGCCGACTTATGATTCCATCGGCCGGCTTGTGCATGTGCCGGCTGAGGTCCGCTCCACCGCCTTCGGCACGGGCAACTGCGAGGGCGCGTGATGGCGCTGGTCATGGCAAAGAACGGCGGCATCCTCACCCGGCCGACCGGCGGCATCCTCGCCACGGACTGCGGGGGGCTGGCGCACTGCTCGCCGTGCATCACGGTCGTGCAGAACACCGCGCAGGTCGCCCTGGCCGGCGGGCCGTGCCCGGAGTTCTACCGCTGCGGCCTGGTGGACATGCTCCCCGGCAGCCTGCAGTTCTGTGAGGCGTGGGAACAGTGGACGTGGGCCTGCGATTGCGTGTGGGTGTGGGCCGAGTACGCGGACATCAGTCAGTGGACCGCGCCGGGCTGGATATTCAACTACGTCCTCATCATCCGCTGGGCACCGAACGGTTGCTTCGTGGAGTTCCAGAACAACCACACCGATAACTGGCGTCCGTCGGGCTTCTCCGGGGAAATCTACTGCGGCAGCGACTTCGGCGACGGCGATCGCTGCACCTGGATGATCGGTGCCGACCCGCTGTTCGTCAGCACAGCGACCACGCAGAACACGGTACAGTGCGGGCAGAACGGCAAGCTCCGCGGCATACTGGCGATGGAAGGCCGCGACAGTGGCTGGGGCGGGGCCGACGCGACGGGCTACACGGCCACGATCACGCTGCCGTAGGAAGGACGACTCGCCATGGCTGACATGACAGCACAACAGCAGCCGGATGCACCGATGCCCGCTGCGAGCCTGCCGGCCAAAATGGTCGTCGGCTCCACGACCGGCCCGCACAGCAAGGACGCTTTTGCTCGCCTTCCGGCCGACTTCCGCACCATCGACCGCCGGCTGCTGAACGTCCGGGTGGCCGTCCGCGCCGACGGCACGCGCTCGGGCGTTCACACGCCGGATCCCGCCGCCGTCACCGAGGCCCATCGCCGCTTTGCCATCTGCAAAGCATGCGAACACTCGCGCGACGATGGCTTTGCCTGCGACCTCTACGCCAGCTGCTGCCTGGGCAGGTTTCGCTCGTCCCTAGCCAGCCACTGTCCAGCCGATCACTGGTAG